ATTAATCGCACTGAATACCTGCGAGACACGAGAGTATATTACTAATGGCTACACAGTGGCAGACATTCCCTATTGAGTTTAGAGGTGGTCTCATCTCTAACCTTAGCCCTCTACAACAGGGTAGTAATGCTGTGGGTTCTGCTACTATCTTGCAGAACTTTGAGTCTAGCAAAGAGGGTGGCTACTCTAAGATCAAAGGCTTTGAGAAGTTCAGCACTACAGCTGTACCTGGGTCTGGCCCTGTACTAGCGCTTAAAGTAATAAGCTCTGGGCGTATTGTTGTAGCTAGACAGAACGGTTCTAACGTAACAGAGTACTACTACGGCACAGGTACTACGTGGACATCCATGGGTGCAAGACCTTTGCTTGGTGGTAAGGCTAAGCATGTTCTATATAACCTAGACGGTGACGATAAAGTTATCTTTGTAGATAGTAATAACTACCCTGCTACGTACAACACATCAGGCAATACTCTCACAGCTATTACAGGCAGCACAGACGTATTAGGTGCAGAGAATGTAGCAGTGTTTAAGGATACAGCATTCTACGCTAAGGGTAACAACCTTTACTTTACTGCACCCTTTACTGTAGATGACTTTAGTGCAGCCAATGGCGCTGGATCTATCAACGTAGCTAATGAGATAACGGGTCTAGCTGTCTTCCGTGACCAGCTTATAGTCTTTACTACTGACAGCATTAAACGCATAACAGGTAACACCGCAGCAGACTTTCAGGTATCACCTATTACAGACCGTATTGGTTGTGTTAATGGTGACACTATTCAGGAAGTTGGTGGTGACATTATGTACCTTGCTCCTGATGGTATCCGCTTGCTGAGTGCTACGGATCGTATTGGTGACTTTGGTTTGGATATTGCTTCTGATCCTATAGCTAAGGATGCTACCACGTTCCTTGGCAGTACGCCTAACTTCTGTTCTGTACTTATGCGAGAGAAAGCTCAGTATCGTATCTTTGCTTATATTGAGTCAGAACAACATGAAGCAGCTAAAGGCTTAATCGCTACTAAGTTTGTGTCACAAGGTGCATCTGGTATTAGCTGGTCTACTACGTATGGTATAAAAGCTTTTGTAGCAGACAGTAGATACACAGATACAGCTGAGACTATTGCTTTTGCTAATACAGATGGCTATGTGTATGAGTTAGATACAGGGTCAAGCTTTGATGGGCTACCTATTGAGGCTATCTACGAGTCACCCTATATGCCTCTGTCTGATCCGCAGATGCGTAAGTCATTCTACAAGATGACATTGTATGCAGAACCTACTGGCAGTATGTCTCTGGATCTTAACATTAAGTATGACTTTGGTTCATCTACAAACACAGGTGTTATACAACCCGATACACAGACCGTAGAAAGTACGGGTGTTTCTGTATTCATATTTGGGGAATCTAGTTCTAACTTTGCACAAGCAGACTCTAATAATGCAACACAGGTAGATACATCTTGGCCGCTTTACGATTCTACTAAATCCTATGCTACATACGGCGGTGAGTTAGACAAGATCTACAACACAAATATTATTGGCTCAGGTAAGACTATAGCTATCCGTATTGAAGACAATTCTACAAACCCTACATTCACTCTAGACACAGCCCTGCTAGAGTTTAGACAGAACGATAGACAGTAAGGACTAAAACATGGCAGGTTATACACGTCAGGATACAGCAAACAACATTGCTAACGGTAACGTTATTGATGCGGATGACTTTGATGCTGAGTACAATGCCATTGAGGCAGGGTTTAACGCATCTACTGGTCACGCTCATGACGGTACTGCAGGTGAAGGCGCACCCATCACTAAGGTAGGCCCAGCGCAAGACCTTATTGTTTCAGGTACTGCTCTTACGCCTAAGACTACTAACACTCTGGACTTAGGTACAGCCGCTGTACAATATAAGAATGCTTGGTTTGATGGTACTGTAGACACAGATGCCTTGACTGTATCAGCGAATGCTACAGTAGGTGGTACTCTTGGTGTTACAGGTATTATAACAGCTACAGGCGGTGTCACTGGTAATGTAACAGGTAACGTCACGGGTAACGTAACAGGTACAGTATCTGACGTATCTAACCATGACACAGATGACATCAGTGAAGGCTCAACTAACCAGTACTTTACTACTGCTCGTGCTAGATCTTCTGTGTCAGCTACGGGTAGCCTTAGCTACAACTCAGGTACAGGCGTTATTAGTTTTACACAGGGTAATACAGACACTGTAGCAGAAGGCACAACTAACCTATACTACACAGATGCACGTGCTACTGCAGCTGCTAAGTCTGCTATTAGTGTCACTGACGCTGGTGGTGACGGTAGCTTAACTTACTCTGCTGGTGCTATTACATACACTGGCCCTAGTGCAGCTGAAACACGTGCTCACTTTAGTGGTGGTACAGGCGTAAGCATTACAGATGGTGTTGTAGCTATAGGTCAGGCTGTAGGTACTACATCTAATGTTACGTTTAACAACACTGTAGTTAATGGCAACCTAACCGTAAACGGCACTACTACCACCGTAAACACTGAGACACTCAACCTTGCAGATAACCAGATTGTTCTCAACTCTAATGAGACAGGCACACCTACACAGAATGGTGGCATTGAGATTGAGCGTGGTACAGCTGCCAACAAAACACTCGTATGGGACGAAGCAGACGATAAGTGGACTGTAGGCAGTGAGACATTTGTAGCTGGTACATTTGAGGGTGCTTTATCAGGTGCGGTTACAGGTAATGCCACTACAGCCACTACACTACAAACAGCCCGTACTATCGGTGGAGTGTCCTTCAACGGCTCTTCTAACATTAACTTACCCGGCGTAAATACAGAAGGTAATCAGAACACCTCCGGTAATGCCGCTACAGCTACAGCACTAGCAACCTCCAGAACCATATCTCTTTCAGGTGATGTCTCTGGTAGTGCCTCTTTTAACGGCACAGCTAACGCAACTATTACAGCTACTATTGCTGATGACAGTCACAACCATGTTATCTCTAATGTTGATGGCTTGCAGACAGCACTAGATAGTAAGTACGAGGCAAATATATATTCTGATCTAGTCTGGGCAATCGGCACGGGTACAACAGAGAGTGTTATTACTCCAGCTAAGCTTAAGAACGCTATAAAGCTTGGTGATACACTTGGTGTAAACCAATCTTACGCAAGTACAACTTTGACTACAAATACTTGGTATCAAAACACGACAGGTCGTGCCATTGCAATTTATTATCAGTTAAATGTTGGCGGTGGGTCGGCTTATGTCAGCACATCCGCTAGTGGCGGCGAAATTGTTGGTGGGCCTGACGGTGATAGCGGGACATGGGATAATGGTTATTTTATTGTCCCTAATTTACACTATTATAAAACATCTGGCAGTTCCAATAACTACGCCACAATGCTGTCATAGGAGTTAAAATGTCTAAATACTTTATAAATCTTAATGGGGACTATTGGGAAACCTTATCAGACCCTTCGGATGAGATTATTGCTGCGTACCCAGTAGGAACTGTTGAAGTAACGAAACGTCCATCTCACTTGCACACTTACGAAGGTGGAGCTTGGGTGCCACCCTCTGATGCGGTATATGATGAATGGAAAGCTACAGAGGTTCGTGCAGAGCGTGACTCCCTACTTGCATCTAAGGTAGATAGGCTTGTATCTAACCCTCTGCGCTGGGCCTCTATGTCTGCAGAAACACAGGCATCTTGGGTTACGTATCGTCAGGCTCTGTTAGATATACCACAACAAGCTGGCTTCCCACGTACTGTATCTTGGCCTGTCGCACCTTCAGCATAAGGCAATTTATAATGACATCTATATCCTTGACACCAGACGAGCTAGAAGCTATGCTAGACAGGGCTGCAAGACGTGGAGCTAAGCAGGCTCTGTCAGCTATAGGTTTGCACGATGACAGTGCAGCCAAAGACATCAACGAAATGCGAGACCTATTAGAAGTATGGCGGGATACACGTAAAGGTATCTGGACTACATTTGTAAAGGTAACAACAATCGCAATTATAACATTCATAGCTGGTGCAGTATGGATGCAGTTAGGGAATAAGTAATTATGGCTAAGAAGTTTGCAGGGTTCACACCAGAACAGATGGGTAAGATTATACCTGAAATGCAGGGTATGCAGGCTGATGAACAAGCTGCTTACTTAGCGTCACAGCCTGGTGCTGCTGCTCGTGTCGGTAAGATGGCAGAGGTAGCGCAGAAGCGTATTGGTATGGCTTATGGTGGCATGGCTACTAAGAAAGGCTATGCAGTAGGCGGTAGTGTGCCCTACCCCCTTCAGGATGCTGCTGCATCTGGTTCTGATACAGTTGCGCAGAATGCTCTGATTACAGAAAACAAATCGCAATTAGGTGGCGGCCTGATCAAGCCAGCAGACTTTGATATCCCTACTGATCCATCATTAGGGAATCTTCAGCTTAGGGACGAATCGCCTGAACAACTGACTGTGGGAAGAGGTGGGGATCAGCCTTTTGGCAATAACCCCCCGATAATGGTGGAGCCTAAACCAGTTAATCCTGCACTACGAGACTTGGATACAGCTAAGTCTCAAGTAATGGCATCAAACAAAGCTCTGCAGGATGCACTTGCTGCACAAAAAGCTAACCCTGAAGATAAAGCTCTAGTAGACGCCGTGACTAAGGCACAGACTGAATTAAACGCAGCTGGTGGCAGGCTTACTCAAGCGCAGAATATGTATAAAGTTGCAGGTATGCCCAGCGCTACAGAGATTAAAGGTACAGCTGCTACAGACCCATCTAGGCTGGTAACTAAAGCAGATACAGCTACAGTGTCAGCCACGGATAAG